TTGCACAGTAAGGATTATCGTGGTCAAAAACATTCGGCCTCTGATTGACAAGGCGAGTAACGTCGATTGGCTTAACGCCATTCGCAACTCTCTTGGCAGCGAGTATCAGGCCCGCATCCCTGAGGCTACTCAGGCAAACGTCGCAGAAACTATTGCACAGCTTTGGGATTACCAGGCAGGTCGCAATCAGGTTGTTGACGCTCTTGTCAACCGGATTGGGCTTGTTCTTTTCAAGAACACCATTTGGAGTAACCCGCTTGCAGCGTTCAAGATCGGTGCGCTTCAGAATGGTGACACGATTGAGGAAGTGATGAACGGACTTCTTGAAGCCGTTGATTACGACTTTGACCGTGATGAGCTTGAAAAGGAAATCTTCGGACACCACCCGTTTGAGACTCAGACTTCCTTCCACAAGATTAACCGTCGTGACCGTTACGCTTTCACGGTTAATCAGCCTGGCCTTCGCATGGCGCTTCTCAATAACGAGCTTGGTAGCTTCCTTGCCAACGTTATGAGCATGCCGCAGACTTCGGACCAGAACGATGAATTCCTTCTGATGATGAATCTCTTCAAGGAATTCGATAAGGCTGAGGCTTACCACATTCAGAATGTGCCGGACGTGGGCGATCCCGCTTCGGGTGAGCCTGAGGCGCGGGAGCTTCTTCGACGGATTCGTGAATTCAATAACACGCTTCCGTTTATCTCGCGTCTGTACAACCCGGCAGGTATGCCGGTAGCGGCTAACCCGGATAAGCTTCTGCTTATCACCACAGCCACCGCTGATGCTGCAATGGACGTTGAAGCTCTCGCGGGCGCTTTCAATATCAATAAGGCTGAGGTCAACAACCGTAAGATTGTTGTTCCTGAGCGTTACTTTGGTATTGACGGGCTTCAGGCAATCCTCACCACTTCGGACTTCTTTGTGGTGGCGGATAACCTGATTGAGACTACTTCTCAGTTCAACCCGGCAAAGCTCACCACGAACTATTGGCTGCACCACTGGCAGGTAATGAGCGCATCCCGATTCGTGCCGCTCATCATGTTCTCGTCCACGCGACCCACCACGGTCATTACCGAAACGCCTACGCCTACCACAGCAATTGGCGCAGTCACGGTAAAGGACAAGGCTGGCAACGTGGCAACGGCAAACCTCCTCCGCGGGGTCCTGTATGACGTGTCCGTGGAGGGCACCACCACCCCCGCTGGAGGGGTCTCAGCACTCGACCTGGACCTCGTGGGAGCCCTCTCGGACTTCAGCTACGTGAGGAATGAGGGGTCGCTCTTCATCGGCCCAGACGAGACTGCAGCGAACGTGACTATCAACGTGCTGGCCCTCGACGGAACCCCCACGCCGGTCACCAAGAGCTTCGGAGTGGCGGGTGATATCATCCAGCCGTGGCCCAACCCGGAGGTAACCCCCGACCCGCCTGTGGCCGCTGACGACGCCTCCAAGGCGTCCAAGGCCGACGACAAGAAGTAGACCGATGTGACAGTGGGGAGTGTGTCCGAACGGAGCACTCCCCACTTTCGTATAGAGTCCTGAAAGGATCTATATAAATGGGAACCGGAATTGATGGCCCGCCGAACATCTATACGGCAGGGTCAGACTTTGACTATTCCGTGTGGACCGCAGGAACACAGATCGATCTTGTCAATGTCAATTGGAACAATGACTACAGGGACGTAGTTAAGTTCGCCAGTAAGGCAGCGCTCAACACATACATTGACTCGCTTAACCCGGCAGGCATTAGGCTGACGAACACCACATATGCCAAGCCAGGGCAGGACGTGTTTCTTCCCATCCCGTATAACAGGGTTAACAGGTACAACTATCTGCGAGCGTCGAATCCGCTGATGCCGATTCCGAATGATATGCAGAAAGATTTTTATTACTTCATTCTTGACTGTGAATACATCAACCCTCAGACAACCCGACTGAGGGTTCAGCTTGATGTGTGGCAGACCTACGTTTACGATGTGACAATCGGTAATTGCTATGTTGAGCGTGGGCATATCGGAATTGCCAACACTAATCAATTCAACAATTACGGGCGCGACTATCTTACAGTCCCTGAAGGTCTGGACATTGGTTCAGACTATAGGACAATTGCAGCTAAGACAATGGATGTTGTATCGCTAGATACATCAACACTAGAATATGAGCACGACATTATCGTTGTAGCGGTAACTGATCTTTTAGCTGATCCAGGAACAATTGAAGACCCAAGTTTGAAAACGCCTCAGGGATCGATTATTCAGGGAATGCCGTCAGCAGCCGCGTTCTATTTGTGGGAATCAGCAGATGATTTCTCTGCATGGATGTTTAGTATGCGCGATTTTCCATGGATCACGCAGGGCATTGTATCAGTTACAATTATGCCGAAGATCAGCAGGTATAATACAACATTCCCATATGCGGGAACAGTTGAGCCACAGCATCTAAATTTTGCAGCACATCCGATTAAGCGCAATATGTTTGCAGCATGGCGAGATAGTGCAGAAATTACCAACTGGATTGATGCGAAGTATAGGCACCTGAAGAAGTTCTTTACATCACCATACATGATGATTGAAGCAACTACGTGGTCAGCGTCACCGGTAACCATTCTTCCTGAAGTATGGAATAATGCGAATGCAGAATTTCTGGAACGGGCAAACTACATGCCACCGAACCAGAGGGTGCAGTTCATTCCGCGCAAGTACAACTCTTCAGGTCAAGACCCCGAAAATTATTGGGGCCTTACTGACGCAGAGCTTGCGGCAATTGCAGCGCAGTTGCCAGTCAGTCAACCTGAGAAAGACGCTTTCATTGCTCGCTATACAGAGCTTGGGGATGACTTTGGCGACTATCTCGATGTAATGACGCAAATTTCAGGATTCCCAGCACTACCCGTAGTAAACAGTATGGCTCTGAGCTACCTTGCTTCTAATGCAAGCGGAATTCAACAGCAGCGTAATAGTGCCAAGTGGACTCAGAACCGTGCTGTAGGTATGGCTGAAGGCCAATACGATGTTGCTACGGGAGCGATTCGGACGGCGGGCAGGCTGCAAGAAATCAGCGCAGGGGCAAACGTTGACCAAGCTCTTAGTCAGAACGCCAACATTCAGGGGCAGGCGGCTATCGGAGCGCTCGGCGGACTGATTGGACAGACCGCAGGAGGGGCCATTCAGGGAGGATTCCAAGGCGGCGCGGCAGGCGCAATTCAGAGTGGTGCTAACGGGCTGACAGGCATCATCAACTCCGGTGTTCAAGCAGAGCACAATACCCAGGCAGCGTCAATTTCTAACCTTGCAGGCTTGCGTAGTGTGTCGCAGCAGAATCAGCAGGCAGGGCTTTCGCGCGATACGAACATGGACCTTGCAACCTTTGCTGCAAGAGGCGATTACGCAAACGCCATTGCCGGTGTTAACGCAATGGTTCAGGACGCGGAAATGATCCAGCCCAGTATGAGTGGGCAGTTCGGCGGCGATGCCACAAACATTGCTAATGGCACTATGGAACTTAGTGTTCGCTGGAAGTTTATTGATGTAGCGGCGATGCGGATCATTGGCGACTACTGGCTCAGGTTTGGCTACGCCATTCGAGCATTCATCCGCCCACCACAGTCACTTATGGTGATGACAAAGTTTACCTATTGGAAGATGACGGAGGCGTATCTTTCTTCATCTATGGTTCCGGAAGGTCACAAGCAAGTGCTGAGGGGAATCTTGGAGAAGGGTGTTACCGTGTGGGTTAACGCGGCAGATATTGGCAATATTGACTTTGCAGATAATGCACCGCTCCCTGGGGTGAGCTACTAATGAGCAGGGCACGCGGCGCGTCAGGTATTGACTATTACTATAATTCAGCGCTTTTTGGAGCGCCTAATAAGTTTGCTACTAATCCAAATGCGCATCGTGAAATGCTCATTCAGCGTAACCTTGAACGCAACATTTCAGAGCTTGCCGTAAACCGCTTCAAGTGGGAAGGGTTGCCCGACTCTATTGACCCTAGGTTTCTTGAAGTCACGATGTTGCTTAACGGGCTTGTGATCTTCTATTGGGATGACGATTATGACAAACTCCTTGCAGTTAAAGCCAGCGCCACAGGGTACGTTAACTTCATGGATTGGCCCGTTGCTTACACAATTATTGGCCCCGGATCACGCATTAACGATATCGCTGGACAAACTACATTTATGCCGAAGCAGCTAAGCGGGTTCATTCCATTCGTGGAAGCTAAGCAGGAAGATGCTAAAAGGCAGGGCTTCCCGGTATGGCCTAACTATTTCCGGCAGTCAGAGATTGACACCATTCAGTTGTATGCATCACGACTTGCAACAACGGATATGACTCTTGAAATCAACACTCGGAACGCCAGACAGAATAAAGTAGTTAGCTCAACCACAAACACTCAACTGTCAATGGTCAATCTTGCCAGACAGATGGATGAAGGCGTAAACGTCATTCAGCCAAAGGATGCAGCCATGATGGACAACATCACGGCAATCGATCTTGGCATCAACCCCGACCTATTCGACAAACTCAGCATCATGCGAACCCGTTGGTGGAACGAATGCATGGGACTGCTCGGAATCGACAACGCCAATCAAGACAAGAAGGAACGGCTTGTAGAGGCAGAGGTCGGGGCTAACGATGCCCAGACAGACTCACTCCGTTTTGTGGCGCTACAGGCCCGTCAGCAGGGTATTGAGCATGTGAATAAAACCTTCGGGCTAAACATCACGGTTGACTACAACACTGAGGTTGAGGCAATGGCGGAAGCTATGGCAGCACAGCAGGGCATCGACTCGAACGAGGAACCCCCAAGTGACAGCGATCAGGGTAAGGAGGCAGACTAATGGCAACATTCACCATGCAGCTAAAAGATGTGATTGGGCATCTTTACACTGAAACCGCAGACCCGGATGACTTTGTTCAGCCATACGAAACCGTAGTGTTCAAGGAAGTAACATACGGGAAGCTTCCTACTCTGCCACAGTATGACGAACTCGGGCTGGCGTATTACCCAATCTTCAATTCATCGTATCGTCCAGTGCTTAACGGCAAAATCATTGACGAATACTTCAATCAGGAAATTGGCACTGAGTCAATCGATAATTTTGTTCTGATTCTTCGTAAGAAGATGGATCAGATCATGCCGTATTACAATCAGCTTTATCTGTCGCAAGAGCTTGAATTTGACCCACTCTTGACAATGGATATTACTAGCGTCGGCAGCACGACGGTTGAAGGCACGGAGGAAGTCAACGCGAACAACGTTGCGGAAACGAAAACTGCTTCAGGGTCACGTGCTACGAATCTGAACTTCCCACAGACGGCACTAGCAGGTAACGCGGATTACGCAACATCAGCAGTTGATTCAAACTCCGACAGTGATGTTGATGCATCGTCAACGCAGGAAAGTGACTCTAAGTCAAATACTGAAAGTGACACAACGTCACACGTAACAGGGTATCAGGGCATTCCGGCAAACTTGCTTATGGTGTACCGCAATTCCCTTCTCAACATTGACACAATGATCCTTGACGAAATCAAGGATTGCTTCATGATGCTGCATAACAACGGCGACGCTTACACTCAGCAAAACTACTACGGATGGGCTTATTGAAATGACTACACCTATTCCTCCGATTGACATTCCTGGCACGGCGGTTATTCCGCCATACGTGCCGGTCTACGGGCCAGTGCCAAACATCACGCCATTCACGTATCGTGACGGGGCTACGTATCTTCAGATTCTTGAAGGTCTGCGAACGTACATTAATCGCACGATTGTGCCTTTCGTCAACGGTAGCATGTCTGACTACATGCAGATCTTTGAGGATGAAGTCAACCGTCTTATCGACGCCATTAATGATGCAATTGAAGACATTATCAATTCTTCAATTACCATTCAAGACCCCATCGTGGCGCAGCTTATTGAAGATGTAAACTCGCTCACACATCAGGCACTTGTCGCACTCCACCCTGTCTACCGTGTATGGGACGGCGCTGCATATCCTGACCGCGTGGAAGGTGCAGTAAACATCTTCTTCGGTCCTGAAGACCCTGGCCTGGTAATGTCACCAGATGACTACTGGGCCAACCCGTATGTCACAACGCTTGATGAAGTAGAATCTGAAGCTGGCGATAGCAGCTCTGATCTTTACAAAGCCATTCAGTCAACGGCAGCATCGGTGCAGGCTGTAAAGATCAACCTCGTACCCGGAAATGAGACTGTTAACATTCCCACAGCCATTGGTACAGCACCAGCTAAAGTGATGGGCTACTTGCTTCCAGAAACAACCGGATTGCAGCCCGTATATGGTTTCGCACTCATCCCGGTAGGCTGGACAAAGGTAAGCCTCGTTTTCAGGTACACAACTAAAGTTGTTGAGACAGTTGTGAGTAACACGCGCTTCTTCATTGACACAGTAGCAGTTCCTACGAACACTGCTATTGGTGTAGGTAATCGATACATCACCACAGCACCTATTCCACTGTCTGGGAAGAATACCATTCTTCTGGAAAACCACGTATCAACCGTTGTGGGTGGTGACGGATTCTCTATCGCCATTCAGAGAGATGCCACCAATGCTGGCGACACTTACGCTGGTGACCTTGTTCTTCTCGATGCATGGCTGGTGAAGGCATGACATTTGTTGGACCGTTGACAATGCGGACTGTTGCCCAGTCTTACAAACTGGGCAATGTCCCATTCTTCAACTACGGTCGCGTGAAAACTCTTCACCCGATTCTCGGAGAATTCGACTCCAACGGGCACATTCACACCAACGATGACCGGGTGAATTACGAGTGGAACGAGCGTGTCATGGGCACGCCGCTCGGATATAGCGCATTCGGGCCACCTGACCCGTTTGAACTTACGGGATCATATAACGACCCAAACGATGCAATCATCATCGACCAAATCGACCAAGATGGTAATGCCGCAGTTGACCTGGCGGTGCGCTATCTTGTTACAGGGAACCTCGACGCCTTGAATGGTGCAATCGAGATTCTTAAAGACTGGTCAGTGATCCACACGTTCATGTCAAGCGGAAACGAGCCCCTCACATGGGCATCCCGCTGGCCTAAGTTCCTCCAAGCTGCACAGATGCTTCAGCACACAGAGCAGTACACTGACTCGCTTCACGCAGCACTTGTGGACGTGACCACGCGCGGCTTGGAAATAACGCCCAGCTGGCGTCCAAACAACTGGGGTAACTGGGGTGTCTGTCTTGACATTGCGTCTGCAAGCTTCCTAGGAGATAAGACGCGGTTCAAGATTGCTGTCATGCGGTGGCGTGAAATCTTCAATTCAGCCATTGTAAACAATGTTCCGGTTCTAGAGATTTACCGTCAAGGCAACATTCAGGTTGGCGATGGCAGCACTGGGCTCTTCTACTCAAAGTTTGCGCTTGACGCTATGGCAGTAGGAGCAGAGTGGGCACGGTTTAATGGTGAATGGCTTTACGACTTCGTAGGGCTTGACGGATCATCGTTTAAAGGTCTATACGAGAACATTCGTCACTGGGCAAGATACCCAGATCAATACCCATACAACACTTCAGGAACACCATCAGTCACAACATACAACATGGCGTATGACGACATTCTGCATGCCT